CCTTAGATAGACTTTGAGGGAGACATGGGAGAACGTCCAGGTTTACTACAGAGACAAGAGATACGAGGGTATTTGGTCACCGATGTGTCGTGTAGACCCTAGTATTATCTCTAAAGGGTCACCATTATTATTTTTTTGGGTGAATTTGGATTTGCATTGGAATTATGCGTGTGCTAACAATGAGAGGTTGGCGGTGGCAGGGGAACTACCGCGAGTGGACTTGATTCCACACTTATTGCGGTATCCCCTGTCACTCTCTTTATTCCCCAGTTGATACAACATATCATTTTTATACGTAGAGTCAACGATAATACTGACTTATTAGTAATAAAACTCTAATAAATTTGTAAAAGTCAAGCGAATAGCCAAAGAAATAAGCCAGATGCGGTGAATAGGACTATAAATACGATGATTTGAGTCCAACTTGCGCCGCCGTTATAGCTCATAAAACCTCTATTAATTTTTTGATGAAGAAGATCGCCTTGTCAGCGTCTTGTTTTGGATTGTCTTTGGAACGTAATCTCCAAAGATATTTGATTGCATTACCGCGTAGCCATCCTGCATATTCGTCTGCACTCAGTAATGATTTAAGAGCATCGATGCATTCGATGTCGCCAGTGTAGTGTGGTGGATGGTTGACCATATCTGCGGCCATCTCTGCATAAATTGCTTTTGTGTTCTTCCACTCTAGGGCATCCCAGTCTTCTGGCTTTGCGTCATCAATGCTCATGACCGATACCTGTTGCTGTATCACCGTGGTGATAAACTAAGTGGCTCGTGTAAATAGCCAATAGTTCCTCCAGCGACTGTTCTGCCTCCGCTAAGGCTGACTTTGCGACAGCGCAAGTGTGCCTGGCCTTTGCTACATTTATCTTAAGCGTTTCAATGTCTATACCTGTTTTATCCATCTGTTGTACCTCCCTCTGGTTTCTTTGGATACATTTGCATAAAGTTTTATGCGTTCTTTTTTTCTAATCTCTTGTTGTTTTTCTCGTGTTGCTATCTCTTCTTCTTGCACAAGAGGTAACGACTTGAAGTAGGGCGAGGTTATTGTTAATAGACGTCCTTTCTTGTTTTCCAACTGGATTAGGTCTCTTTTTGTAAGTTTCATGTGTCACAGCTCTCACAAATTTGGTGTCGCATCCACTCATCTGGCGTTGTACCGTCTTCTAGAAACTGACGATCTTCTGCCGACAAATGTGGCAACAAAGTTTTAATGTCTTCACCAAGTGCTAACTTGCGTAATTCTTCATTGGTCACATCAATATCTCGATAGTGATCAACTCCAGTTAGAATTGATGTCCTGTAAACTTTCATCGGCCTGGCTCCCATAGATTTATTGTTTGGGTTTCAAAGTTCCAATCGACTGCGCGAAGTATCCTGGCACAGCGTGATTGTTGAATTGCCTGCTCTCTTGTAAGTCCTGCCTTTTGGTATGCGATGGCGACTTGCTCCCAACTAGGATGATTGCCAAGTATTTTGGGTGCAGTCTTTGGTCCTATCTTAGGACAGCCGTTGTAGCCATCTGTGGTATCTCCAACTAAACATTGATATAAAAAGTTGTAGTCAGCCTCTTGATCTTTGATGTGTAAAAGCTCGTCATCTCTTGGTCGATACAAGCGACCTGGGATAGTCTTTAAATCTTTATCATCGCTTACAACACACGTAGGAACACGTCTAGATGACTGTATGATGCCCATAACATCATCGGCTTCTAATGTGTCTTGAGAGATACTTGGAAATTTGAGCTTAGCCCAATCGACCGCCGCACGATAACCTACAGGTTTACGAGTTTTCTTTCGTCCACCTTTATAGTCTGGATAGATAGTTTTGCGGAAGTTGTCACCTTCGGTCCAACAGACGACATATTCCTCTGTCTGTAAACGCTCAGTGAATTGTTTCAGCCGCGCCTCAAACATCGCTTTTACATCTTTAACATCACAAGCCAGGCTCCAGATGTCTTCGCCCCAGTCCACCTCTAATTCAAGAGATGCACACGCTTGATACATATAAAGATCACCATCGATTAATAAAGTTGTCTTATCATTCGGTAAGCTGTTGAAGTTGATCATAGATTGCCTCCATCACGTCATTGCCCTTGGCAGTTAAGTGCCATTGGTTACCGTATGTTTCTGTATCAATCTTGACTGAGATCAGACCCTCTGAGGCACACACAGCGACATGAAAAGCCGCTTGCCTAGATAGGTCAGATTTCAATGTAAATGGGTCTCGGGCCGCTAAGTCCAAGATGTACCAGAATGCAAGCAGATGCTGTGGGTCGTTGATAACATCAATGTGTTGATCCCCAGTGTCTGCCCAATTGACTTTGGCTAGTGATTCTGACCTTCGTAATTCCGAAATGCGCTCCTGCTTGCTCCGATAATTGTTCAAGTAGATGACCGACATATTTCGCCTCCTCTTCAGTTGGACAACAAGTCTGTAGCTCATCGTGAATCCATCCCACGATGTAGCTATCAAGTTTTTCTTGTCGTAATGTTTGGTCAGCAAGTGCTAACCATTGTTTTGCAAGTATTGCTCCAGCACTCTGGAGTAATTGACTTAGTAATTTGTGCTGTGCTCTAACAAATAATTTGCGTCCATCAAGGCCTAACAAATAACCACGTTGGAAAGCATCAACTAATTGCTCTTGTAGTAGTCGGTAAGCAGGGACATTCTTGTTAAATTGTTTTTTTAGGCGAGCACCCTCGGCCATACCTCCGCCGACAATACTGCCTATAAGTTTGTTACCTCCACCATAAATTAAAGAATAGATGAACCTTTTACTTTCTGGGCGCGAGAGTCCAGTGGCGTTAGCGTTGTACTGGTGGATATCACCTTGCTCGATCTGCCTAGCATACTCACCATCATCGGGCAAATAATGTGCAAGACAGCGCAACTCAAGCTGGTCTAAATCTGTACCAACTAAAGTCCAGCCATCTGGCGGCATAAATAAAGACCGCATCTGTTTTCCGTAAGGTGCGTTGTTACCGACAACTTGTCCAAGGTTTGGATTGCGATGACTTGCTCTACCCGACACTGTGCCGCCCGATACAATCGTATGTCGTAAACGTCCATCCTTATCGACATTCTTTAACCAGGCTTGGCTACCTTCAGCTAACTGAGCAATTCGTTTTTGTATTAAGAAAAACTTTGCAAGTGTCTGAGCCTCTTCATAAGGTAGGCCAGACAAAACAGTTTCATCGATCTTTGGTTCACCAGATGGTGTAAACTCAGTTGGCTTCCATTGATACTTTTTAGTCAAGCAGTAAGCAATGTGCTGTCGACTGTTTGGATTGAACTCAACAACTTTTACTTTTGTAAACGGCTCACCTTTAATGTAACCACGAGTCTTGTTGTTTGCCTTTGGAATGAACTCAGTGTGTATTTCCCAAGGCTCAAACAAGGTTGCTAAATTCTTTTCTATGTCGATCCGTAAACCAGACAACTCAGCATAAAGTTTCTCTGCTGATTCAACATCGAAAGTCCAGCCAGCATTGCCGACTCGATAACAAATCTCTGCTAACTCATGTTCAAGCTCAATAGACTTTCTACTAAAGCCTTTTGCCTTTTTAATTAAGTAGCGATAAAGGTAGCAAGTAACAAATACATCCTGGGCGCAGTAACTAGACATTTCTGGTGTCCAGGTTTGCCAATCGCCTCCATCGAAATCTCCTTTATGTTGACCAAGACGCATTCCCCAAGCTTTCAAAGAATGTGATCCATACATATATTTTTTGAAGTCTTCAGGTAATGCTACCGACACGTAATCATCATTTTTAAGATCAGCACAAACTAATCTTGAGAGGACTAACGTGTCAGTAACAGTACCTTTTGGAGTAAACCAGGGATAGACTTTTTGTATGGCTGGGATGTCAAATGCGATGATATTGTGACCCATGATTTCAGTAGCGTTCATAAGGGTGCGTAGAGCCTCCTCAATGCCGATCTGCGAGTCGTACATAACGACTTTGGAATCTGGGTTATCTAAGTCACAAAGGCCAATACAGTGCAATTTAGTGAGCTTATCAAGCAGTCCATCGGACTCTAAATCAAAGCCAATACGGAGCATTAAAATCCACCTAATGGTATCTGGTGCGATTTGGCCTCAGTCTTCAACAAATAGCGAGTGAAACGGGGGGTTGACTGCGTGTTGCCGCGCTCACCGACAATATCGTGACCATCTTTCCTGAGATCACGTATACGACCAGCGAGGTCAGTGATTCGCATATAATCAGACGCCTCTAACTGCGTGATTGTGCGTCCAGTTTGTAAGTGCTCCAGAACTCGTTGCTTTTGCGTTTTAAAACTCATAACTCTCTCCTTTTCGATTATTAAAATAAGGCTTGCTCAGTTGAGGCATCGATAAGCCTGCTGAGGTCTCTGCGGTAAATTAACTTTCCTGCATTACCACATTCGCCAGTGAATCTATTTTTAAGAACTACCAGCTCTCTCTGATCAGTTGTATCTGGATCGACATTCATCGCGATACAAAAGTCGGACAACTGCGCGATAGAGTGGGATGATCTGAGCTGATTGAGTTGCACTCGGCCACCAGCTTCATGGCCTGTACCTTGTGGTCTGCTCAAATGCGAAACCATAAACAAAGTAATCTTCAATTCTTGTACAAGTGTTCGCAGTTCAGTCACTGCGGCATCGACTAAACGTCTTTCGTCAACACCCTTGTTGAGTGTCATTGATGAGATCACGATTGATAAATGGTCTAAAAAGATGTGAGTACATCCCATTGCTTTTGCCATATATTGGATGCGTGAACGAATAACATCTAAGTTAGTTGCGCCAAAGTGATCAAACAGCGCGATAGTTCCATTTTTAGATAACTCTTTATGCGCTTGTAATATCTCTTTATCGTCTGCCAGCTCTGGTTGCTGAACTATATTTTTTTCTAAGTGGATACCACATAAAGCTCTAACGGTGCGCTTGTTCTCTTCCTCTAACATTAGCATTCCAATATTTTGGTTTGCTTTGTTCAAGTGATAAGCCAGCTCCGTTACAAAAGTACTTTTACCAACACCGCTACCAGCACATATAGTCACCAGTGTGCTTTGTCTAATACCTTTTGTTATTTCATTGAGTTTTTTGTATGGGTAGGTAATTGTGCTCTCTTCATCAGACTCGATAGCGATATCAGATAAATCTTTAAAATGTACAATGCCATCTGGACGCCATTCTCTAGCCGACCATATTGCATCTATGATTAGCTTTTCTTCGCCAGCTAACAAAGCTTCATTAGCATCTTTATACTGTGGAATACGAGCAATCTTGACTCTACCTACTGGCAAAGCTTCAGCACATTCGACTGCCGCTTTTCGGCCTGCTTCGTCATCATCAAACATCAAGACAATGTCATTAAAGTTTTCTAAAAACTCCCAAGCTTTTAAGAGACTTTTTTTAGCTGACTGTGCACCGTTAGGCACACTAACGACAGGCCACTTGTTATTTTGTACCTGGCTCACTGTCATACAGTCAATCGCACCTTCAGTGACAACAATCTTTTGTCCTGTCGTCCAAAGGTGCTCACCAAACAAACAAAGGTGTACTGCATCGCCAAGCACATTAAAATTTTTATCGGCATCACGAGTCTTCTGTACAACAATCTCGCCAGCCTCATTCCTGTAATTTTCTATCTGCACAGGGCGGCCTAGGTAATCGCCAGTCCTATAATCAAATAAACGACACGTTTCTTCTTTAATGCCTCTCGCCGTTAATTCTGCAAAGACGCCATCAATTAAATCTGTATTGAGTTTTGTTGATACGAAAGTCTGTGCGCTATCCTCTCCGTTTGTGAATGCTTCACAGCCAAAACAGAACGTGTGACCATCATCATAAAGTGCGGCGTTATCTCTACTGCCACAAGCATCGCACGGTATGTGTCGTATAAACTTGGAACCCTGGTGCTCTCCTGGTATGTCCATGTTTCTCCCCCAAAATAAAAAAGGGGCCTTTCGGCCCCTTCGCTCTCCTTAACTACTCTCGTAGCCACTCATCAGGAATCTCTTTACACGCATAAACGAGATTATGTTTGATACAAAAATCTGCGTAGGTGGTCGGAGATCCCTTATAGAGTTTGGTATTGCAGTTTTGAAACACTATGCGAAGATCCAGGGCAGGGTGTTGCTCTTTTATCCATAAGTGTTTTTTCCGATCTTCTACAGTCCATCGACCTTTACTTTCTATGTAAAAGAAACCGTCTTTGGTTGTTATTTTGAAATCGGGGGTGTAACTGCGTGGTTTTTCTGGCTGGACGTATTTGATCTTATGTTGTTCGTAACAGACAGTGTGACCGAAATTTTTTATTTTGTCGGCGCACTTGTCCTCTAGACCAGATCGATATCCATATTTAAGGCCTCTAGAATCCTGCGGCCTGGTTTGGTTTTGCTTCAACTTCTTCATCAAGGGCATCCTCAACATGATCATCATGTTTCGCTACATAACTGCCCTCAACAGTTTTAAATTCCTCTGGTATATTATTAGGTTCTGCTAGCTCTAAAATTTTTAAAACTCTCAGCTCTAACCTAACACCAGGGATTGTTACATTTTCAGCAATACTACCTTTAACTCTTACCTTTGAACCCATACGTATCATCGGTAGACTTCGTGGGGGAATGGGGTTGCCTTCTGAATCGACAACCACTGGCTGTTCGTAACTCCACGTTTTAACGTAAGTTTGTCCAGCTTTTTCATCTTGAGCGATTGGTAAGGTCACATTCTTTTTTGCTCCATGCCACTCTTTCGCACACTCTTTAATTTCATCAACAAAACCCATTGAAGCATCATCAATGAACAGATCGCATTTATACTTTGGCTGTCCTCCAAACTTATCGTCGGGTTTGTTAATATGGGGCCATCTTGCTACTAATTCAGTAGTAAGGAATGGCTTCTTACGAGCTTTCTGACTCATATATCTCTCCTTTACTATTTAACAAAAGCAGTACTGTGCATCTTTGACTGCCATGAGGTCTAGATCACCCTTTGCAGGGATTTCTAAATCTAGAAGCTTTAACTGACCAGCATCAGTAAGCTGTTTACTTGCCTGTAGAGCGACATCACTAAACAAACAATAATCTTTATATAGATTGATAAAACTTTCGCGTACTGCGGTGTACATATATTCGACATCGTTGGGTACAGTAGCGAAGGCATCGTGAATTAAAAAGAAATTATCAAGTTCATATTTATGCTCCATATGAAGCACTGTGGAAAGTAAGTGACAAGAATCTTGTGAGTGTATTAAGTTTGCACTTACGGCTGACTTTGATTTTTTCTTATCCACTTTTCTTGGGTTTTGCGTTCTCACACTTAACTGTGAACGACGATGTATTGGTTTCTCTTCTACCAAACTCGCAACACGGTCATATAAAAAAATACGCACTTTCTTAACTTGCCAATGGGTATACTTTTGTTGCATTGGAAACTCTATCTTGTTTTTAAACTTAACGTGCTTACCCTCATGAGCTAAAATCCCAGCAACACCAGAAAAGAATTTCATGCCAGCCGACACTGAGCTGAGTATTCTTTGCACTCCATCGTAGTTAATGCTTGCCATAAAGGCGGCTGATTGTCTTTGTTCAGTTTCTGTCTCTCCAAATGGATTTCTATCTAACTCGCCCCTAATCACTTTTGCATCTATTTTACTAATAGTGTCTTCCATGAGTTGATCAGCAAAGCCATACTTAACGCTAGAGTATCCATACGTCATCACATTTCTTTTTACAAGTGCTCTAGTAATGCCTGGGTAGATGACTTCTTCTTTGTCACCTGTAACTATTTTTATTGGTGTCAACCAAGCTTTAGCGATTTCTCTTGTTCTGTCGGGCAACACGTTGCCATCTTTGTCATATTTCTCCACTGCTGGCTTTGTATAGTCACGTAATAGCTGTCGCACTTTAGCCTCTGCCCATTCTCCGACAACACCATATAAATCTTGAGGCTTTACTTCATTAGTCAAGTTAACTAATTTACCATCAGACTTTGATAACGATGCCGCACTGAAATGTTGTGTACCAGACGAGCTTCCATCCAATGAAACAGGCAACCCACACTCGTAGGTGTCTGGATTAAATTTATACTTAACGTAGGCATTGCAAGCGGCTAAAAACTGAAATGGCTTGTCTGCTTTGCTCCAGATATCAAAGGTCTCTTTATAATTTACACCCACGCTCATGATCAAATCTTCGTTGTCAACTGACCACTGAACGCGATCTTCTAAAGGTTTCTTTGATACTCTGTCAAAGTCTCCAAGATTTGCGATGTGAACCAAAAGCCAGTACAAGCCGTTCTCATCTAAGACTTTGCCTTTTCCTAAATTAAATAAACTCTTGATTGAATCTTCTCTATGGTAATTAAATGAGCTCGCTGGATAAATTCTACCTCTCGTACAAAACTGCCAGACAATGTAACAAAACTCATATCCTGACAACTCGTTAGCAACTCGTAAATCCAAAGCCATGGAAGCAATGTGTCCATCAATCTCTCTGTTTTTAACCTCAACTTTTTTGCGGTTTGACTTAATAACCTGTTGCTCTTGAGAAGATAGCTTTTGGTAATTTGGAGGGTTTGGCTCTAAAGGTATTTTCTTTTTTGTTGGAAACTTACTAATGTCTTTTTCGTTTTCCCACGCCCACTCAACGACTCTCAATGTATAATCGTTGATTGCAAGTGGCGTCTTTTGTACCGTGTTTAAAGCCTTCAGATACTTTGGAGTTTTACCGCCGTCTAATTGATGGTCAATCGTTGTTCTCTGTGAGTAACTACAGCTCTTTACCAGGGGAACTAAAGCGGCTGTTTGTTCATCGTAGTACCCACCAGTGGTAAAAGACGTCCAATCATTAGGCACGTCTATCATTGGCTCTAAGATTGGCGATTGCCATGAAGCATCATAGTTAAGATCAGCCAATCTTTTGGATGCCTCTGGGAGCATCCCAAATCTATTCTTTGTTTTTTTGTTTATAATGACAGACCATTCATCAAACACTTGTGAAGAGGACAACACTGCATTGACTATTGTTTCAGATGCTCTTACGTGTCTTTCAGCATTCCATGATTTTGTATTGTAGCCTTTTTTAGATGCTATAGACTGCAACCACATTCTTCTCTCGTGAAACTTTTGACAGTCTATTTTTATTCTATCTTCTACTTCTCCAACCCACTTTTTAGACTCACTCTTTTCTAAGAAAACCTTAATGTTCTCTAACTCAATCCTCTGTCCTATAAGTACTTGGGTACTATTACGACTCGCACTTCTTGAGACACCATCTAAGATTGTATTAAGACCAATCATAGCTAAGACATAAGGATCAACATATTTTATGTCTTCTAACCACTTTGGAGGTCTTCCAGCCGTCTCTGACGCAACAGATATTCTTTTAATAATGTCGTTAGCTACTCGAGGTAAGGCCTCGGTAATAATATGTGCAGGATTGTTTTGTGTACTTGGGATAGCTCTATCTAATCTATCATCGTACCTTTGTTTTCCACGAGAGCGCATCTCTTGCTCTCTTTTGATCTCTTCGACTTTAAAATCTTTCTGATCGTGCTTTTGCATAACAGTGTCTCCCCAGACCCATCAGTTTGTATCCTAAAGGGTCACCATAATTATTTAGACGTTTTAAATTACTTGAAGTTTACAAAAAATACCCTCCCCGGGGGGAGGGCAAAGGGGGTATTAACTTGTTCTAAATATATCTCGCTCGAAAGCTCGATAGATTGCCTCCAGTTCTGGGAAGCTCTGCATGGCGTCAACGATTTGTTGTTTTTGTTGTCGACCTTTGGTCCATGCCCTGTGATCATCAGAGTACTCGTGTGTCCAATCGTAGTTCACGAGCAGATCATAAAACTCTTGTACTTCTTGTTTAACTAG